TTTCGCCATTACTGCCAGGACATCTATATCCCGCAATTGCTTGCAGTAGTAGAAGATTTAACGACTATCGAGATTCTCCCTCTACGGGAGAGGGCAAATTCCGCAACAAACGCCTGGCTTGGCGTGGATGGCTGGTTTTACCGACACCCCAAACAGCGCCATTGGGTTGATCTGCACCTAGACTGGTTTGATACCCTTTCTAAACAGCTAGGCGTGGAGAACCCAATACGGACTAAGTACGACCTACTCTTTGAGTACCCCGCCTTGAGGAAGAAGGTCTATCAGCCCTTTGATGTCCTAATCATCAATTGCCCACCAGGGAGCAACCAGTTACCCACCTTTTCCCCAGGCAAGTTTGAGAGCCTAACCAAGCTGCTGTGCAAGGACATGGATGTGATGACGGTCTATCCCACCAAACTATGCCCAAGCACGCTAGAAATGCACATGACCGTAACCGAGATCGGTAACCTAGCGCAATACTGCCAATACATTGTGGCGGTGGACACAGGACCTCTGTGGACCACTTACAACCAATGGAACATTGACAAGATAAGGGGTAGAACCATCTACACGACAACCTTCGATTCCATAGACCTTACGCCTAATACCGACATCCTTCAAAAAATCTGATTTTTCTTTGGGGTGGGGTGCGAATGGGGTGCGCAGCTTTGCTGTTTCATGCCCAATCTAAACACCAAAAACAAAACAGAATTTTGCAAATTGCTTGCAAAGCCCAAAGCCCAAAAGCCAAAATCAAATTACGCTAGCGCTTTTCATGCCCTTACCCAAGATCAAATTACCCGATTGACTAAAGCGCAATCCCGAGCGCCTGGCTGCCAGGGAAAAGCCACACTCTGAAAGCGCCTGATTGTTGGCATCTTTCCCGCTTTCCCATTTATCGCTTACCCCTTATATACGATTACTTACTACATTACTACGCTACTATATACACTATATATATATAGACTATAGACGATATACGATAGTCAATAGAAATTATATATCTATATACGATAGTTGATAGAAATATATCATAGCGTAAATGGTTGCATAACCTAGATTTAGGTATAATCAATCTATGCAAACTAATTGCATAACCTAACCTAAAGGGGATATACATCATGCAACAATCAATTTATGACAATGTTACGAATAGAATTATTGAAGAGCTAGAGCGTGGCGCTGCACCCTGGATCAAACCCTGGAATGCTGGCGTTAGTGAAGATCAAAATATTGTGAGCCATAAGCCATACCAGGGAATAAACCGTTTAATTCTAGGTATGAGCGGTTATACATCGCCGCTATGGGGTAGCTTTAAACAATGGCAAGCGCTTGGCGGTATGGTTAAAAAAGGCGAAAAGGGTACGCAAATAGTTTTTTACTCACCCATTAAAAAAGAGGGTATTAACGAAAATGGGCAAGTAGAAAACAAGAGCTACCATTGTTTGAAAAGCTATTTTGTGTTTAATGCAAGCCAGGTTGAGGGAATAGACTTTGTGCAGCCTAAGCCTACAATCGAAGTGTTTAACCCTGTACCCGCTTTAGATGATCGTATTCTAAAAACAGGCGCAACAATCAAGCATGGATTAAGCCAGGCATTTTATCGCCCTGGTGATGATTTTATTGGTATGCCTGATAAAAACATTTTCAAGAGTGAGAGCGATTATTACGCTACCGTATTGCATGAACTCACCCATTGGAGCGGCGCTAAGCATAGGCTAGATCGTACTAAGGGCGCTCGCTTTGCGGATGCTGCTTATGCTTTTGAAGAGCTGGTGGCGGAGATGGGCGCTGCATTTTTATGCCAGGATTATGGGATTAGTGGCGATTTACGCCATGCTGATTATATTGGTAGCTGGCTTAAATGCTTGCGTGCTGATAATAAAGCAATATTTAACGCTGCAGCATTAGCACAAAAAGCAGCAAACTACATAAACGAGCTAGATTGTTTAACTAACCAGGCAGCAGCCTAGAAAGGGGTTAATCATGCAATTTTTATATAAATCATCGAATGGCGCTGGCAAATACCTGGAATGGGATCATTTTCAAAATGTAGATGATTCGTTTTTTAGTGTAGAAAATTGTTTTACACCTAATGAAATCGATCATATTAAGCAATTGCAGCCAGGGGAAATCCTAGATTTATCGGATGGAATCGATTTTTACGAGGTAGAGCGTTTAGCATAGTGCTACCTGGTAAGCGCTTAGAAATAGGCGCTTATCGGATTATCACTAGATAATCATAACCTAACTAACCTAACGGGGATTTTATGGATCATACAAAAATACTTAATGCTTACTTATCCCGCTTAACTACAGCGGATTTAGAAAATATCTTAAAGCATGATAAGCAATGCCTGGCTGCAATGCTTAACGGTAATAACAGGGCGCAATTGGATGCACAAGCGGGTTTTTATGCTGCTGTAGCTAATGCTGTAAACAATATGGCAGCTTATGACATTGCGCTAATTGAGCGTGCCATTGAGGGCGTAACAGCATGAGCGCCAGGGCAAAATATAGCGCTTACTGTTATTGGGCAGCTAAACAAGGCATCCAGGCGCTTAGTTTTAACGCCTGGTTATCAACCAATAAACCAGGGAGATTAGATTAAATGATTACTTACAATGACAGTTTTCTAGATAAGGTGATAGCAATACTATCCTGGATAGCTCTATTATCGTTTTTAATGCTGTTTTAAGCGCTTTTCTCACTCATTTAAGGGGTTAGTATATCTAACCCTTTTTTTTGCCTTAAAACCTGTTTAAATCGTTTTTAAAAAAATGCTTGTCATCAAACCATTTCCCATTTTCAATCGAGCTGCTGGACTTTGACTACGACTAGCGGTAGCCGTGGTTTTGAACTTCTCAAAAGCACCTGATTGTTCCCTCGGGCGTGTGTGCGCTTTATCGACCTGATTGGCTCTCTTTTTTCGCTACCTCATGCGCCCAGGTCATTCTGGACCTCATCCGTCAAGCCCTGGAGATCGTGAACCCCAACGATACCCCAAAAACCCCATACATAGATGTTACTAGACGATGTATAACTCCGATGTATATACTACCTCTATGTCTATTAGAACTACTATGTCTATTCTACGAAGTTATATGATAGAGATAGTATAGGCGTATAACTCGTATAACTACGAAATATATTTTACGAAGAATAGTCTATTCGTATATATATCTATAGAAGTATATAAATATCTATGTATGCTTTATACAACACCAATGATTAAAATAATAGTTGCATTAGATTTGTTCATGGTGTAATCTACGCTTGTAGCACCTAATCAGATAACCTAACTAGAGGACAATTCGTATGAAACTATGCACTAGCTGTATGCACCTACGCTCGGGTGATGAGTGTTCTGTATTACCCCAAGTCAATCCTGTTAACGGCAAACCAATCTATTCGTTTGCATATACCTATCGCATGAATGAAGAACGATGCGGTATGGATGCCAAGTGGTTTGAAGAAGTTGACCACGAAGCGCTTGATGAACTATCCACAATTCCATTCGGGAGATAAACCATGGCAAGAACCAAAGGTAGCACCAATACAACCACAACCCTACAAAGGCGGATTACAGCGCTAGAAGGATTAATTGAACGCCAGGATGAAGCTGTTGAACAAGGGTTAGATGAGATAGCAGAGCTACGCAAGCAAGTGGACTTCTATCGCAAGCAAGTTAATCATCTAATTGCACTACTCAACATCATCACAAGAGGTGCATGATGGCTAATGCTCAAACAGACTTTGCGCCCGAGGTACGCAATAGCGCCTGGTGGAGTGGTGATTCCCGCATGGCTGCTAATGGTCGTGCGGTGGATGTCATACTCACCAAGCAAGGTAAACGAGAAGCGCCAGACCTATCCGATGTCGAAGCGGTGCAGATGGGTCATATCATGCAGCCTGTGATTGGGCGCTTGTTTCAAGACAAACACAAGATAGAGTTAAAGGAAGCGGACTATGCTCTCACTCACCCCAAACACGATTGGATGCGTTCTCATTTTGATTTCATTAGCGCAGATGGTACTGTGCTTGTTGAAGCTAAAAACTATAACGCTGGAGTTCGTAATAAGTTTGATGCCGATGCTAATCGGATTCCTGATGCTGATCTTGCCCAGCTCATACACGAATGTGCTTGTCATTCTATCGATCGTATATTTCTGGCTGTTCTATTTGGTGGAAGCGAATTCGTAACCATTGAGTTTGAGATCACCGAGGGTATGAAAGATGACCTAGTACAGCGCATGGCTAAGTTATGGGCGTATTGCAAGACCGATACCCTACCACCCGCAGAAACCATCGAGCAAACCAAGCTGGTATATCCAACCAGCACCGATGAAACGATTGTTGCAACGCAAAATGTAGAGGTAGCAGTCGCCCAGCTCAAGCAATATAAAGCCAACATCAAGGCGCTAGAGGATCAGAGCGAAGCCCTAGAGGTAGCAATCCGCAACACCATGGGAGATAAGGGTGAGATTGTATCCATCTCAGGAGATACCTTAGTAACCTGGCGCAGTAGTAAGAGCAGTAAGCGCTTCTCAAGTGATCTCTTTAAACAAGCAATGCCTGACATTTACGAGCAGTTTGTGATTGAGCAGCCTGGCAGTCGTAGATTTTTAGTGAAGTAAAGACACCTAATGAAAGGGGATAAGATGAGCAATATTGTGAGTTTTACCGATATGTCGCAGATGGCAGAAGCAATCGCCAAAAGCGGTTTATTCGGGATGAAGGACACCAATAGCGTACTAGCGCTAATGGCAGTAGCACAAGCAGAAGGTATGCACCCCGCCACAGCAGCACGGGATTTTCATATCATTCAAGGCAGACCAGCATTAAAAGCCGATGCGATGCTAGCAAGGTTTCAAAATGCGGGCGGTAAAGTTCAATGGAAGGATTACACAGATGAACAAGTTACAGGCGTATTTAGTCACCCCAACGGTGGAGAGCTTGCCGTTACCTGGACAATCGAACAAGCAAGCAAGATCGGACTGGTCAAACCAGGCTCAGGCTGGCAAAAGTTCCCAAGGGCAATGCTACGATCCAGGTGCATTTCAGAAGGTATACGAAGCGTCTTTCCTGGATCAGTTACAGGGTTCTACAGCCCTGAAGAAGTGGCTGATTTCGAACCCAAAGACATGGGAAAGGCTGTCAACCTCTCAGAGATTAAAAGCGATGAGCTTACCATTGACGAAGATAGCGGGGAAGTAGCACCACCCATGGTCAAGGGTAACTTTGCTGCCCATGTCCATAAACTCCATCTGTATGTGCCAGGTCAAGAAGAACCCTATGCAACCTACTTATCCCTAGAGGATTGGATTGAGGGGTTTTTAGACATCTTTGCTCGTATTCAGAACTCAAGCAAATATGACGATAAAGAGAAAACCAAGAAGTACAACCAATTGCGTGCTGCCAATGATGCCTTTACAAAGACATTTAGCGGTACGCAAACATCCAAGTTTTTAACCAAAATAGCTGAAATAAGGAGAGATTGATGAGTAATGGACATATCGCCCAGATGGGCAAAGGCGTATTGTTTGGTAACGCTGATAAGAAGCATGAGAAAGCACCCGATTGGAAGGGTACACTCTTGCTTTCTGAGGACTACAAAGCGGGTCAAACGCTCAAGATTGCTGGCTGGACTAAGAACACCCCCAAAGGGCAGTTAATTAGCTTGTCTGAGGATACTTGGAAGCCACAAAACCCCCAGCAGTACCCCAGAGAAACCAATGCCAATGACGGTGAAGTACCATTCTGATTAAGCTGGACTTGCCCTACCCGCCATCCATTAATAATTATTGGATAGCGAGTGGGCATCGTAGGTTTATTAGTAAGCGTGGGCAGTTATTCCGCCAAGAAGTAATGGTAGCGTGTTTACAAGGGAGAGTACCAAAATTGGGTTCACAGTCGCTCATGGTTCACATTATTTTGCAACCACGCAATAAGAAGTTGATGGATATTGATAACTGCGCCAAAGCAATTTTAGATAGCTTAGAGAGTGCGGGCGTTTTCAGTTCGGATGTCCAGGTGCAAAAGCTCTTAATTGAGCGTGGTAAGCCAATTAAAGGCGGTGGCTGTCAAGTAATGATTGAGGTAATCCCCTCTAGCTCAGAGGAGAATCCGCAAGGATAGTTAGGTAAGGTGCGCCAGCCATCTCTTTGAGCAAGCTGGCACTAATAAGGAGATACCATGAAACCAGTTCCATACAACACAGGCAAGGTCAAGATTGGCAGCAAGTATGTGCCACCAAAAGTTAACTACATGAGCGAGGACTGCGAGTTTATCCAAAGTGTTTTGTTGGGATTGTGGATAAGCGAACGCAGAGCGCAAGTGAAGTGGATTGCGTACTTATTAGTTTTGTTGCTCTGCATCATTTCTTTAATGGCATTGAGGTAGCCATGGACTTTGATGAAAAAGAGGATAGCTTGATGGATATTGTTTGCAAGCTACTTATATTTTTTATGGTGATCCTGTTTGCTATTCTGATTAACTGGATTATTGAAAAGACATGATCTATTTCTTATCCAGTTTAGATACCTATGAGATTGCTTGGGCAGCCGCAGATCGGTGCAAGTACAAGCAAGATCAGGGCATAGTCAACTATAAGCGGGTTGATAAGAAGCGGGATAACTACGGCACAGCCAGGGAAGGATTGACTGGCGAGTGGGCAGTCAGCAAATACCTAGACATTCCCGTAAATACCGAAAATTATTTGGGGGGTGATCCAGGTTGGGATTTTGAATATCAGGGCTTGAAGGTCGATGTCAAGACTACTAGGGCTAAATATCTACTGTTCCAATCCCATGCTCACTTCAAAGCGGATGCAGCCATCTTAGTGCGCTATCACCAAGACTTCTTAGTAGAAATCCTCGGTGCAATAACACGGGATGAATTTTTTAAGGTAGCTCAGATTAAAAACCTAGGCTATCAAGATAACTATGTAGTAACTCAAGATCAATTAACACCTATTGAGGAATTTAAAAATGCAAGAGAACGACAAGAAGCCTAAGATTTTTATAGCTACACCCATGTATGGTGGAATGTGCGCTGGTTTTTATACCCAGTCGATCATTCAATTACTCACCACTTGCCAGGCTAATGGAGTGGATGCAGATTTTAGCTTTATGTTTAATGAAAGCCTAATCACTAGGGCTAGGAACTCATTAACCCATAACTTTTTAAAGACGGATTGTAGTCATTTGATGTTCATTGATGCGGACATTAATTTTAGAGCTACCGATGTAATCCACATGATCCGAGCTGATAAGGACATACTCTGCGGTATCTACCCAAAGAAAGAGATTAACTGGCACTCGGTTAAGGCAGCCATGGATCGGGGTGTGCCATTCGATCAGCTTAAAAGCCATACGGGTAGCTTTGTTGTAAACCTAGTGAACTATGTTGGCGAGGTAACCGTACCCGTTGGAGAGCCAGTCGAGATATTCAATGGCGGTACAGGCTTCATGCTGATTAAGCGTTCCGTCTTTGATAAGCTAGGAGAATCAGTACCGAGCTACTCCAATGATGTGGTTGATCTGGGTGGCAAGATGCAACATTCTGAACCGATCAAAGAGTTCTTTACCACTTCCATTGAGCCAGGCACTAATCGTCTGCTCTCCGAGGATTACCACTTCTGCCGTATTTGGCGGGAATCAGGTGGTCAGGTCTTTGCAGCGCCATGGTGTCAGCTAGCACACATCGGCACTTATGCCTTTGAAGGTCAACTTACCCCATCGGAATAACCATGAAAATACATACAGTAGAAGGCAAGCAATTAGAGTTTAATGATGAGAACTTAGTGGCGGTGTACCAGGAGAAGTACCGTTTGTATGACCGTTTCTTACCACACTTAGCCAGTTACCTAGAGGGTACGGTGGTGGATGTCGGTGCGAACTGTGGTGCATTAACGGTAGCCATGGGAGTTAAGAACCCATCCTTAGAGTTTGTTTGCATTGAGCCAGAGGATAAGCACCTACAGCACTTGCATAAGAATGTGTTGCAAATCAGCAACAGAGTTCAGGTAGATCGGGCTAAGATTGGTACGCAATATAAATTACTAGACAAGGTAATTGAACAGTTTGAGGTGAAGGATATTGGCTTACTCAAGATTGATGTGGATGGTTACGATTGGGATGTGATTGACAGCTACTCGTTTAGCCAAAAGCCACCCATCTACATTGAAGAAGATTTTAAGTTGCCCGATCAATACGCTAAATACCATGCAATGAATCAAAATCTGTCAGAACTTGGGTATAACAATATCTGGATGTTTGACAATTTTGGTTGCCTGATTGGATTTACAAAAGATTGGGATATGGTCAACACCTTAAACTCGTATGTTGATCGAATGAAACACGGCAAATCCCAAGCAACTATGTATTACCTTGACTTACTTATTTGCCAAGACCAGGATGTAGATAATCTAGGTCAAGGCGTAATAAGCTATATCAGCGCTTAGTATTGCGCTTGGCAGTCTTAGCTGAACGGACAAAGGCTTCCTTGGTTGGATAGCCTTTCTGTCCTGGCTCTTTAGGCGGTAAGCCCTTCTCTCTGCGCTTATTGATGTTGTAGTACAAACCTTTTTTTATCGGCATTTCCATCTCCTTAATGATGCTTTAGCCCTAGTCGCTGGACCTTTAGCCTTACGCACAACTCCAGCCATACGAGCGCAGAATGATGCCTTACGCCCTTTTTCAGACTTGGTACGGGGGTTAGGTGCTGGTGCTTGGAGATTGCTGCCTGTAGCTCGGTTTAGCTTGGCTCGACCTTTTGCAGTCAAGCCAGCGCCAGCCTTTACAGATAGCTTCTCTCCACGCCCAACAGACAAACTAGGATTTTTCTTAGCCATTAACGCTTCATCTTACGACCAGCAGCCTTTTTCATACCATCACGCTTCATAGTTGCATCGGAATACTCACGACCACCAGCAGCTTCACGCTGTTCATGTTCCATGTCCATTTGTCGGGCAGACTTGTTGCGATTTGCAATCGGTTGCATTACTTTTTTGTTTTCCATTATCGAGTTCCTTTTCTCATTTGACGGGGTTTTGGTTTTCCAGCAGTACGCAACGCAATCGCAATTGCTTGCGGTTGTGGGCGACCTTCTTTGACCATTTTGCTAATGTTAGCGGATACGGTCTTATCACTACTACCTTTTTTAAGTGGCATTATTTCACTCCTAAATATTGTTTAACCATGTTTAACAACTCGATCTGCTCAGGACTATATGAGCGTTGAATATCCTCTGGCGACCATTGTTGGAATGGGTACGCTCTAAAGTAACCAGGCAACCCACTCATCTCATACCATTGTTGGTACGGTCTTTTCTCTCCATACTGCTCTTTCTCAAACTCATACTTGTTTTGCATGAACTGTTGCTGCTCTGGAGATAATGACTTTTCAAAACGACCATAATAATCAATCATTTGCGGATCGTTATAAATCATATAGTGCGATGCAATATCGCCTAAGACATCAATTGGTCTAGTCTTTGAATCAAATATTTCAATGCCAGGCTTGCCCATTGGTAAGTCTTTTGGTCTTGGATACTCAGGTGAGCCAACCTCATCTGGTGGGTAATATTCTAAAAATCCTTTACCAGCACCAGGAGAATACTTATAACCAATATCCAAATCTTTTAAAATTGGATATTCTTTTCTAGCTTGCTCTAAAAGCATTGGATCATTCTGTTTAGCAACCATGTCCATAACACCATAGTCCATTGCGGGTGGCGCTAGATCACGGTCTTGCGCAACCATGGTCATCATTTCAGAATCATTAGGCATATTGTCTAGTACCAGTCCGATCAATAATTAAAGCCTGTTGGCGTGGCTTGTCCTCTGGGTTGTTAGGGATCGAGATATGTGTCCAACGGTCAAACTCCCGAATGATTTGATCGTATCCTAAGCCAGCAGCCATCACAGTCTTAACCACCTCATCGGGTGTCATGCCAGGCACACGAATATCGGCTGCACAGCCAATGCGGTGCTGACTAGTATCCTTGCTGCCAACGGCATCATTGACTTGTTTTGAGCGAAATGCTGAATTAATCATTACAGGCTTGCCACCAAGCACATCTTTGACTTGCTCTAAAAACTTAGCAAGGCGGTTAAGGTTGGCTAGCTCGTCTGCGTTTGGGGTGTTGTCAAACTGCCGATGCTCGGTATGCGTTAACTCCTCAAGAGTAAAGTGCAGACTAAGCGGGGTTATCATTTTTCTTAGCTTTCATGTCCATAATCTTTTCTAGGGTGCGACCACCAAAGTAAAAGCTCATAATGAGCATACCCCATTGTCCTAGCAATTCAACATAGTTGTTATTGACTTCGATGTCGGCAGCAGATAATCCAGCAAAACTGGTATAAACCAGCAAAATAAAGATTAAGGTCATTGGTCTTATGTTCTTGGATAGCCAAGAATCGCTACCCATATCCGCTTGCTGGCGCTTAGTTAGTTCTTGGGCTTCAATATTGTCAGCATTAAGTTCGGCTAGCTTGCCATCTTGTTGCATCTGTAAGAGTTCTTTTTGAGCCTTTGCCTTAGCTTCAGGGTCAGGAATAAATTTATCTAAAACTTTCATCCCAACATCAAATAAAGCCATTAATGGAATCATTTTTTAGACCTTTCTTCAAGAAGTTTGACACGCACATGAAGGTCATGCAATTCTTTATATAGTTCCTCACGCATTTTTGCTCTGCGCTCTGCGGATATTGGGCTGTCTGTTGGGATGCCTTCGCTAGTAATTAGGGCTGGCATCTTGCCTTCAATTTGGGTAAGACGGGTTTGGAATGAAGATACTTGACCGAGTAGCCACGCTATACAGGCTACCAAGATCGGTATTACCGCCTTTAGTACATCTTGCATATTCATTTTTTACCACCCCATACAATGAAATAAGCTATATATCCCGCAACCAAAAAACACCAGAACTGCACCCACCTTACTTTTGACAGCTCGGCATCAAAGTAATCTTTGTCTGCCTTTTCTAACTTCTCAATCTCAGCCTTAATTTGGATTAATTTATCCCACTCTTTAGTACCGTACTTCTTGACAAAATCTACCCTTAATTTGTACTCCTCATCCGATATTTGCTTACGGTGTTTGTACTCCTCAAGGGCTTTGAATATAGCCCGTTCCTTCTTTAACTCTGCTTCTCTGCGCTCACGAATCTTTGCTTGCGCTCTTTGTCTTGCTACATCAACTGCTTCTTTCTGTACTTCTTCGATGTTCTTGCCAATCTCCCGACCAGCTTCACGACCTGTTTTAATCCCTTCGCTGATGCCTTTAGCGCCAGCAGATAACCCCAGTTCGTCTGACATACATCATTGCAAGCCTTCACCTGGCGTTACATATACGGTTGCAGTTCCAGTCGCTACGATTGCCGATACATAGAATACATATCCACCTTCAGTAGTTGGTATGCGTGGTGCAGTAAAAGTAGCTGTTTGATTATTATGTAGGATTGTTCCGTAATTGGGCGTTCCAGCAACAGGAATAGCAACATTGGATGTGGATGTTGTACCACAACGAATAAACACCTCGGCAGCCGTACCATTGTGGATGCGGAGTTGATTGCATGGGGAATCGGCTGTTATAGCTACGGTGTTAGCGGATGTAGCTACATTTATTCGTACCGTTTTGCCCATCTCTTGAAATGGGATATTGTTCGCCATTAGATAATATCCTTCCCACCAGCGTTGCCAGGCTTGGAAGTCGGTGATTTTTTAGGGTCTGTACCACCAAAGTTAAACATGGAGCGATAGCCACCATTAGGCAATTGTCCTGGACTCCAAGCTACTCCACCACCCGTTGTATCCGATGGTGCTTGTGGTCGGCAAGCGTAAGTGTAGTCATAGCCTTTATTCGGTTTTGTTAACGGAGCTTTCATTTGGTTCTCTCTTTCGTGTGTTGAGTAAAAGATAACTGAAAAGGCAGAAAAACGCCATAGTTCCTAGTCTTTCCAGAGTTGGTTCGTACATTGTCCAGCACGCTAGGCCGAAGGTTAAAGCTAAAGCCAAAATCACCATCAAGCGGTCTGAGATGACCTTTAATGCTAGGCGTATTAATGCGACTGCTTCCATAATTATCCCCTGAATGATTAAACGAGTTCATAGTTTAACCTTCCTCATCATCTGTTGCAATAAACCCACTACCCCATTCATCGTCAGAAATCTTTTGTTTGAGCTTTTCCACATTAATGGCACGATCTAACACCTTGCACTTGTCCGTTAGGGATGCTTCTGGATCATTCATCACATCCGCTAACAAAACCTCAATAGCGCTTTCAAGTTCTGGGTTCAAACCCTTAGATTTCTTGACCATTTAATCTCCAGCTATTGCGCCAGCAGCGGTAGTCAAGCTAGTCTTAATAATCCAGCGTGCGGTTTGGGCAGCAGAACTTGGCTCAAGTGTCATTTCGACTATACGAATACGGTCTGATATTTGCTTAGATTTAGCGGGTGTAATTAACTGGTTGTTTTCTAAGGCTGGTTTAATTAAACGATTCCAGTTATCACCGACTGTGCCTGGAGCTGCTCTGGATAGGGTTATATTAATGGCTTCGTTAAACGCAGCTAATACATCTTTATCTTGACGAATTAAGGGTGCTAATTGATTTAATCGTTCAGTTTGTCCACCAAGGATAATCTTTTCAATTTCCTTAACTGGATCGCCAGTCATGCCTAATTGTCTTAATTTGCCAGCAGCGCCCATTAACTCTTTTGCCTTTTGCTCACCTTCTTTGGTAATCTGTTTGGCGCTTTTTTGACCTTCGACTAGGGCGGCATTAGCGGCTTTTTCTGCGTCTGATTTAGCTTTGTCTGCTGCGGTTTGTGCAGCGCCAGGCAATGCCTTCATCTCGGTTTTTAAGCCTTGTGCCAAGGCGGTTGTCTTTGGAACAACGGATTCAGCACGGGTAATAGCTGCCAAATGGTTATTAACACGCCCTGATAGGTTGGGGAATAAGTCTAACCACTCTTTATTATCAAAAGCAAACTTCTCTACTTGTTTAGCATTGCTATCCCGCAAGGTTCTAGCAACATAATCGGATGCTGATTTTTCTACTAAATTTTGATCTCTAGTCAGATTTAACAAATCTTGAACCTTTTTACGGCTAGAGAAGAATTCCCCTGGCAAGCCAGAAGGATCGTAAGTTAAGTATTCTGGGTTAATTTGATCGGTTTTAATGAGCTTCTTGCCAGCGGGTATTTTGAGGGCATTTAAGAGTTCGCTGCTTTCTGCATAATTTTTCAATAAAGAATCAAACTCTCCATCCTTGCCACCCGCATATTGAACTTGAGCTTCTCGGATTTTTTTGTACAGATCAGCAGCCTGTTGCTTTTGTAAACCCTTAAAGCCAGCTACTTCCTTTCCATTAAAGACTTCGCCCAAGCGCCTACGGATGTGATCCATTGCTTCAAACGCAGTCGGCACTTTGCGAGAAATAGCTTGTCCAGTTTGAGCATCAATTCCTTCAAAAATAACTTGATCGTCAATAGATTTAAGGATATTTTCATAAGTGCCTTTTAATTGCGTTTCTGTAACGGGTGCAAACTGAACACCCTTGCCAGGCTTACCACGCACCAACTGTTTGTTTAAAAAGTCCTTTAATTCGGTAAATGCTGGCGTGGTTTGAATACCAATTCCTTGCGCTTCTTTACCACGAACTAGCTTATCCACACTTGTTTTAGCTGTTTGATAGGCTTCGTTGATGGCTTTTTGCTCATCGCTAACTACCTGAACAACACGATTTTGCAAGGCTGATCCAATGTTTGACAACGGCACATTAAGATCGCCAATCTGGGATAAGGAATCTCTTACTCTGCCTGTGGCTTGTTCACCAGCAGCCTTGGCTCTACCTGAAATACCCAGCTTTTGTTGAGCCTGTATAACAGAAGCATCAATAATGGATTTAGCTCTAGCATCCCCCTCATCCCGTATGCGTTTTGCTTCATCACGGCTTACAAGCAATGCTTTTTCTGCACGGGTTCGGTATTCAGAAAGCACTTGATTAGCTTGGGATTGGGCTTTAGTGATGTTTTCTGACACTTCTGACTGTATCTTTTGATCGGCATTTTTTAATGTATCAAATACTTGACGGTACGCATCGGTATCTGTTTTAGATACCCGCAGCCTGTCGGATTGTAAAAACTGATTCAGGGGTACTCTGTTTCTAAAGTTTTCCAATTCCCGTGTAGCAGCTTCTACAAACTCACTTTCACCACCAATTAGCTTTTTAGCGCCAGCTAGCATTGTTTTAATGCCAGTAGGAGCTTGCATTAGGGTAGTTGCAGTTGTAAATGCTCCTGGTCCTAAAAAACCACCAACCGTTTCAGCTACATTCTTACGGGTTATCTGTGCGCCAGGAATATCGGCAACAACCTTTTCGCCACCAGGAACTATCTTTCCAGCGACTTCTGCGCCACCACCAGACACTATGCCAGCAGCAGTACCACGCAATCTTGCACCTCTAGCTAGTTGACCGCCAGCAAGCAAAAATGGAGCAACGGCAGCACCACCAGGAACGGCTGGAGCTACCATTCCAGCACCAGTAAGGATTTCTGGCATGGCATAACCAACGACACCACCAGCACCCATAGCGCCCAGAACATCTTTGCCTTTATCAAGCAATGTTTTTCTTGGTTTTGGCTGCTCAACCTTTACTTCCTCAACGACTGGCACTTCAGATTCCTGAAAACCTTTTCCTTTTGGAGTAGGCAAATCAGAAATATCTGTTTTTACTGGTTTTGGCAGATCGCTAATATCAACCATTATCTGTACCCTTGGCTAGCTAAATAATCCTTTGCATCTTGTTCGTTACCATCAAAGTTTTCATCGGCATAGGCTTTTAATTTTGGACCAGTAGGCATTGGCTTTACCTGTGCCTGTGGCGATTGTGGCAAATTATCTTCTTGCGGTCTTAAATTAGGATATTGACGCTCTAAACGCAATTGCTCTTTTTGCATTTCAATCAAACTTTGCTTCATTGCATTGTCAATTGCTTCGTATGGTCTAAATCCAGACTGGTATAGAGGAGCAAGAATCTTGTTCTCTACCTTGGTCAAAGCCTTACCAGCAGTTTCAAATTCAGAACTTCTAAATAAAGCTAGAGTTCTAATTAGCTTAATAGCTTCTAGATCATCTCTAAAGTTATATTCTGCAAGACGATTATCAACACCAATTAAACCAGAAAGCTCATCCCACTTGCCTTCTCGTTGCAATCTTTCCAATACTGGCAATGCTTCTTGGAGCTGAGGAACTATTTTTTCTCTAAGACTATGCGCCTGGATCATCTCTTTAGGAATCTTTCCACCACCAGCTCCAGCACTTCTCATCTCAGCAATCTTTAACGCATTGGCTCTGCCTAATTCTTTATCAAGAACATCAATGGATTGTTTTAAAATGGTGTTAGCACGCACAATTCCCTGTTTAGAATCAACAGCTCTAATAATGTCGCTTCCTAGTTCAGCAATAGCCGTACTTCTAATTTTTTGAGCTTCAGCCATGTTGTACGGCATCATCGCAATAGAACGGTCAAACTCCTTGCTAGCACGATCTAGCTTGCTTTGTAAGATTTTGTATTGTTTGTCAAACTCAATTTGATCCCGCTTAAACTCATCAGCACGACCTCGTTGGTATCCAGACATCATGCCAGTCATTGACTTAATAGCACCTAAACCAGCTTGTTTACCACCCGTATTACCCGCAATTTGCCCTACAACCCCAATAATGCTGGCAAGTGTAGCCATACCACCAAGGGTTTCTTTGCTGACGGTAAACTGGCTCATGGCTCGTTCTGCTTCATCCATAATGCTTTGCTCACGAGAACGGGCTTCTTTGACAAACTTGCCTTCTTCAGCACGGTAAGCAGCTTCAATCTCAGGCAATGCCTTTTCTTTAGCAATTTTGGCTTCAGTTTCTCTTTCCTGTAAGCGTCTTTCTTCTCCAGCCAATTCAACGGCTACACCAATACCTTCTTTTGGGCTTTTAATGCTTGATGCCTTTTGAAGCAAAGGATCAATTCCACCCATTTGAGTATTTAAGTCTGGATTAAACTTTCCAGGACCAAAACCGATGTCCATTTCTGCCATTACGCTCTCCCAACTGGAGTGGTTACTTGGTAAACGGGTGCTTGACCAAGAATAAACGGAGCAGCCATCTGTGCCAATTGGCTATAGAACTGTTGATTTGCAGTATTAATGGCTTGATCTGCCTGTAAACCAGTACGAATAGCACCTTGGATATATTGATCGCCAATATTGCTAATCCGTAATCCAAGGTCAAATTGGTTTTGAATTAAACGCTGAGTTAAATCGGCTATTTGGTTTTGAGCTTGAGCTGTGCCAACACCACCACGGGTTGCAACACCTTGTTGAAGTTGCGCTCTAGCAGCATTTAATATCTGACGATTGACTGGGGTTAGCTCACCCCGTTCAGCAGCACCCCGTAATTGAGCGCCAGTTTCTTGATATGGTCTGCCAAGACGAGCTAATTCTTCTCTGGATGCTTCTGCCTGTTGTTGGGCTTGTCTAGTTCTGGATAGGTTTTGAGCCGTTAAACCACCAGTTAATAATGTTCCTAGACCAAGGCGGGCAGCATCTTTTTCTGTGATGCCTAAACGATCCAAAACGCTCTTGGAGGGTGTTTCAGGTGGTAATGTTGGAACTTGTGAATACGCTTGTAAATTTTCAAGGGGTGCATAAGCCGCATCTCCTCTTGTTGTGTAAACAGTTCCATAACCATCTGGCGGCAATCTACCACCAGGATATAGGTCGGGGTATTGTTCTGCGGTTTCTAATGCTAACGATTCAGGTGTGCTTCTTCCAACTTGTACCCTTGAAGATATTTCTCCCGTTGGAGATGATGGATAAAAATCTGGAAAAACATCTTGCGCTGATTGATCCATAATTGGAACATCAAATTCGACTGGATTATAGTTAAATTGTGAAACATCTTCAGGATTATAAAAATTACTTCCATAATCTTCTTGATACTCAGGTAATCCCGTTGACGGATTCATTGATCCTGAACCACCACGCTTCTTTAAAAGGGCTGCTTCTTGAGGGGTAATGTGGGCTAAAACCGTATCCCTTCCACGACCTTGAGAGCGGATTAACTCTGCTAATGCTGGTAAATCAGCACTCAGAGATTTCATTAAAAGTTTAGCCATGATTAACTCCCTGTTTCGTCTTTAACACGCAATGAAGCAATATTCCAAACTGGTCGTGCGGATGTTTCGCCATCACCACCACCGATCACGGGAGAACCAGCTCTTAGCGCTTGGGCTAATGCTGATGATCCTGGTGCGGGTTGCCCTGTTGTAGTCACATCACCGCTTGGAGGTGGGGTTGACACTTGACCTGATGGTGGTTGAGCTTGTCTGCCTGTTGGGGATGGTGCTAAGTTTTGGGCTGTTAATTGCGCTGCTTGACGACCAGCACCGCTACCAATAAAACGAGCTAATTCTGGGCTTAGTCCTGTACTTGTACCAGCAACGCCTTCTTGCCCGTAAAAACCACCTTCTTGGGCTTCGACATCGCCAATGCTGGTATCGGTAAGACCACTTGTTACACCTCCAGCTACACCTCCAGAAACACCGCCAACTAATGCGCCACGCCCAACATCTTGACCACGCAACGCTGATCCCGCTGCACCTGAAGTAGCACCTTGTACAGCACCTCTAGCAACAGCACTTGTGCCAGGTGGTAGTTGTGCGCCAGCAACACTTCCAGCAGCGCTTGTAGCAGCGCCAATTGCACCCGCTTTTAAGACATCTTCTACATTGCCGCCCGCTATGGCAGTATTAACAGCGCTAGTAGCACCGCCAATCGCAGCAGCACCAACGGCAGCCGTGGTCGCTGCGCTAGCTCCAACAACGCCCATGCTGTTCATAATCGCAGCGCCTACCTGTGGTCCAGCATAAACTGTAGCAACTACAGCTACTACTGTAATAATGACGGGTGTAGCTTGACCCATTAGAGCGCTCCTTCATCTAATAACTCTTGTGTTAACTTACCAGCCGTAATACCAGCAGCTAATAGGTTGTAATTAATCCCACCTGGTTGTATGTCACTCTCTGATATAAGATTTTCTCTAATTGCGACCTCAATAGCAATAGGGTACATGGCTGGATTGGTTAGGGCTTCTTCAGCATATTTACCCGCCATAATGATGCGCATTGGATCAATATCTACTTCTTTAATAATTCTGCGTAAGTCGTTCTTTGCTTTTAAGACCTCAGGAGATTGATCTGGAGATTCTTTGCGCTTGATTAAATCCATGACATCCGTGTCAACTTGTTGCGGTGCGTCATTTTCCATTTTTTCTGGGGAGGGGGAGAGTGGTTTCGTAGCCATAGTTTATAGTCCAAGTCCAGCAGCAATTTGTTGATGAATATAGAGGTGTGAAGCGATCCAATCGTAGAAATCTTCCTCGTTATTGAAGTCCACATCGAGCATATTAAAGGGGTTATTAAGCCCTAAAAGGGTTGAAAATGCTTGATGTTCGACCTGGTGAGCCAATAACCAGTCATCTAGGTTGTCCACGCTAGCATCGGTGATTGGATAAATGGGTACAGAGATACCTAAGTCCATAAATGTTTCTTGAAACAGCTTATGTTGCGTACCGTTCTCGAAAAGGAACTCTCCTAGGGAATCAACATCCCCAAATTTGACGGTAGAGAGCGTTTCAAAGTTCATTAGTTCATCTTTAAGGCAATAGCAGCCAAAGAAGCCACAATAAAAGCTGCCGAACCAATCAAAATCTGTTCAATACGCTTTAATCTAGCGCAAATGCTGTCATAACGAATCTCACAGACCGCTTCATGGGTATTTAATTTTGCCTGTGTTTGGTCAATTAAAAATTGTGTGGTTTCCATTAGAAGCTACCCGAAGTTCCGTTTCTGCCTGGCACAAATGAGATAATGACCCAATTAGCTCCATCCGATTGCACTTGCACCGCATCAAATTGCCTAGCCAAATTTTCAGTTGTAAACCCATCAATTGTTTGGGATGAAGTAGTAGCTATGATTACTACATTAGCAGAGCTATCAATTTTCTTGATAGCATAAGTTCTTCCAGTTGCGCCAACCGATGTTGGCAATGTAATGGTAATGTTTCCAGTTGAAGCGTTACCTAAAATAGTGCCGTCAATTAAAGTACCTGTGTAATTGGCTGATTTTGTTGTTAAAGAGGTATTTAGACCATTAATAGTGACATTATTAAGCGTTAAATTTCCTACTGATGTTGTTGTGCTGCCAAGCGTTATAGCTGTATTACCTAGCGTTGCTGTACTATTTGCTAACCCAGCATTAGGAATCGTTGTCGCTGCTGTGACATTACCCGTATTGGCGTTACCGTATAGATAGCCTGTTAATGCTTGAGTTCTTAATGTGGAAGAAATATTGGCATAACCAATGTTATCCGTTGTAACGGTGCTGTTTCCAGAGTTGATTGTGACATTATTTAGCGTTAAATTGCCTACCGTTGTAGCAGTATTTCCAAGACCAATCGTGGTGTTACCAAGCGTAATATTTCCATTAGTAATAGCAGTATTGGCGATAGCGATGGCTACATTAGCTGCACTTGTAATTTGTCCTTGAGCATTGATGGTTACTTGAGAAACAGTTGTTGCATTGCCGTATATTCCAGCCGTTACTGTGGTATTTGCAAGTGAAACAGTACCCGTAGTGGTTATTGGACCACCAGTTAATCCAGTACCAGTAGCTACAGAAGTTACTGTACCGCTACCACCTCCAGAACTTCCTGATACCACCTTTAGAACCATGATTACACTCCGTCACCTGGGGTAATATAAATTGTTGCGTTTGCCGTACTTGTACCCGTAAAGTAAGCATTTGGTACAAAAGTTAAAATTTCATCCGTTCCAGCCAGTAGCGGAAAGGCAGAACCACTTGTCGTTACATTAGCTGAAGCTGTAGTTGCTTCGGCAGCCGTTGTGCCATAACCCAAAAATACAACGCTTGTTCCAGCATTAATAATTCGATATTGGTTTCCACCAATAGTGCTATTGGTTACTTGAACTGGAGTAGGCGCAGAAACCGCAGCCGTAAAAACGACAGTATTGCCAGTCTTGGTAAACGCATTAATTCCCATCTGTCACCTCTACCCAAGAGGTTGTAGCTTCATCCCATGAATATCTCTTAGGATTATCTTCTGTTCCTACATCGGTAGGATAAGGTACTGGAGAGTTCCATAAGCAAGTTTCTTCATCTAATAACCAACTTAAAAATGGTTGTGGAGGAATAAAAGCATCTCTCTGCTCATCATAAGTGTAGCCAATACCAGCGTAGTTTTTACGCAATGGTCTGCCTTCAGGATGTTGTCCACCATGCGTATTGTAGGATGTTTGCACCCATCCATGACCAAAGATTCCAGAATCAATGACATCTTGTTCAGCCACAATGACTTGGACTACTATTCCGTTTTCTACTTTTGCAAAATGCGACATGATTGCTCCTTTTAAGCTGTATAAGTTCCTGATGAGTTGTAAGTAAGAATGGTGTTTGTTCCAGATGTGGTTACTGATGGGCTACCTGTAGTTGTGCCTGAGTATCTAGCAGTTGGAATAGATAGTATGACAATACCAGAACCGCCAGCGCCAGAAGTTTTGCTACCAGTATCACTAACATCTCGAACGCCACCACCACCACCACCTCGATTAACAGTTCCACTAGTTGCTGGAGAAGCTGAACCACCAGCACCAGCACCACCTCCGCCAGAGCCACCAGCACCGCCTGTGCTATTTCCTGAACCGCCACCGCCACCAGCGTATGTTGTCGATGAGCCACTAATGCTTGTTGCAACACCAGCACCACCTACTCCACCAGTTCCAGCACCACCATTAACACCACCAACTGCACCAGCTCCACCACCTCCACCACCATCTAGTGTAGAAGCATTTGTTCCACCAGCAAATCCTTGATTTGCAGTTCCAGTTCCACCAACGCCATCAAGGAAAGAACCGCCACCGCCAGAACCACCATTTTTAGCAGCAAAACCATCATAAGCACCTCCACCACCACCGCCTGTGGATGTAATAGTGCTAAATACTGAGTTACTTCCACTATTTCCAGCAACACCGCTTGCAACTCCAGTAGTAACAGCAGTTCCACCAGCGCCAACAGTAATTGTGTAAGAAGTTCCAGGAAACAATCTTAATGGTGATTCTAAAGAGCCGCCACCGCCTGTAGCTGTAATTGTGCTTCTTAAGCCACCAGCACCTCCGCCACCGCCAATTCTTGCTCCGCCACTACCACCACCAGCGACTACCAAATAATTAACAAGATAGCCACCAATTAGCGAACCACTACTTGTAAATGTATGGATAGTATTACCGCCAGAAGTTGTTACTGTTCCACCAGTAAATGCTTGTGAGCCAGCGTAAGAGATAATGACTACACCGCTACCGCCTGAACCTCCAGCGTTTGATGACCATGCGCCACCCCCACCACCACCTGTGTTTGCTGATCCAGCTACAGGAGCATTTGTTGATACTCCACCAGCACCACCGCCACCTGCGCCACCAGTTCCAGCAGTTCCTGTGTTTTGTGCGCCACCGCCACCACCACCAGCATAAGTGACAGAAGTTCCAGAAATAGATGATGCTGTTCCAGCGCCACCGCTACCACCAGTATTTCCTGATGAGTTTCCTCCTACAGCACTAGCACCGCCACCACCACCAGATGAAGTTGACGATGCAGTTCCTCCGTTATTTCCTTGTCCTGATGTGCCTGTGCCACCAGCTGCATTATTTGCACCACCTCCACCTCCAGAACCACCAGAGCTACCAGTAATTCCTCCACTAGCGCCATCCCAACAACCGCCACCGCCACCGCCAACAGCAGAAGTTGAAACTATGCTAAATGATGAGTTTCCACCATCAGTTCCACGACCTGCTGTTCCAGATGTGGCATTTCCACCAGAACCACCAGAACCAACTGTGATTGCATAAATTGAATTGGTGTCAATTGTTAAGCTAGAGCCTGATAATAATCCACCAGCTCCACCACCAGCACCGTTATTATTTCCACCACCGCCACCGCCAGCAGCTACAATTAAATAGCTTGCTGTCACCGAAGACAATGGGCTTAATGCACCAGAAGAAGTAAAGGTATGGATAAAGTTACCGCCTGATTGAGTAACAGTTCCACCACCGAATAATTGAGTTGCAGATGTGTAGGAGATAATGACGATGCCTGAACCACCTGCACCGCCAGAGCCAGTTCCAACAGAACCGCCACCACCGCCGCCTGTATTAGCAGTTCCAGCATTAGCTGCTGTTCCGCCACCACCTGTTGTAGTTCCGTTTGCAGTATTTCCAGCACCGCCACCACCGCCAGCGTAAGTAACACTAGAGCCTGAAATAGAAGAAGCTGTACCAGCACCACCATTACCGCCTGTGCCTGATGAGTTGTTACCACCAACTCCACCTGAACCACCGCCGCCACCGCCAGCTCTAAAACTTACTCCGTTTGTTCCACCATTACCGCCAGCATTACCTTGACCTGATGTACCAGCACCACCTGTTCCTGTGCTTGAACCTCCAGTAAAGTTTGAACCACCACCTCCGCCCGAACCGCCAGAATTACCATCAAAATTAGCAGAGTCACCAGCAGCTCCACCTCCACCACCTACTGAAGCGGTTAGTATCCCAAATTGAGAATTAGAACCATTAGTTCCTTTATTTCCTGTTGTTCCTCCAGAACCACCAGCGCCTACAGTAACTGTATAAGATTGGGTTGGGTTAATAGACACAGTGCCTGATAACAGACCCCCTGCTCCACCACCACCAGACCACGCTGCGCCACCACCGCCAGCACCGCCAGCTACTTGAAGGTAACTTGCAGTAACAGTTTGACCGCCTGTCCATCCGAAGGCTGCTAGGGCTGCTGCACCAATTTTAGATAAGCGTGGCATCTATTGACCTATGCAAATTTTGTTTGAGCTGCTAATACTGTAAATGCTGCACTTCCCGTTTTGATAATGACATAGGTATAACTATCAATTGAGCTTGCATTACCGCTAGTAGGAGCAGTTCCACCTTGCCATTTAGGAGTAACAGAACTTCCATCTACTTGAACAACTGAGTTATAGTACGCAGTATTTCCTTGTGTAGCTAAAACAGTACAGGCAACGGATGTATTGTTAGACATTACATTATTTAATGATGTTGCTGAAGTACCCCTAAAATTAACCGTAAAGTTTCCAGTAGCATTAGAAGTGAGATAAAGAACAGCGTTATTAAGCAAATCCATGTTAATGGTTGCGTTAGCAGCAGTAGCCGTAACATTGGCTGGCTCTTGAATAGTCGTAATGGTGACATTAGTTAGTGCTAAATTACCAACAGAGGTCGTAGCAGAACCGATGGTCACAGCCGTATTTCCAAGTGTCATATTGGAAGTACCGCTAGATAAGGTTACATTGGTTAAGGTTAAGTTACCGACTGTAGTTGTGGTATTACCTAGACCAACTGATGCGTTACCGAGTGTCGCTACGGTATTAAAGTTAACATCTAGTTGGGATAATGGAATTGATGTTGTCGCATTTCCAAATATATTTGGTACTGGCATATTAAAACCTCACTCTTAATTCATGTTCAAGTTCAAATGTGTTGACCACAAACCCAGCCGAGTTGGATGTCATGGTTAACCCTAAATACTTTCCCCATTGTTGTGCATCTGACTTATAAAGCTGATAGCCAGTTCCATATCCACCTATCCAAGATATTACAGTAGAACTGTTGTTTATCCAAGGGATTGTAATGTTACTATTGTTATACCAAGTAATAAAATTACCCAAAATATACACAGAACTTGATCCAGTTTCAGAATCAACCGTAACATCTAGGGCTGCGCCTTGGGTAAGCGTTGCTTCAATACCAAATTTTAAGGCTTGTTTGGTACGGATTGGATCAGTTAATGGCAATAATGCCGTTCTTATACGGCTTGTAATACCGCCTGTAGAATTTGCATATAACCGATATAAGCTATTACCAGAAGTACCATACAAAACAATCTGACCTTCTTCTGGAACGGAAGTAATGTACTTAATATCATTGCCCTGGCTAGAAATAAACCATTTCTTTTCAAAGAAAATTGCCTGAATGTACCGATAACTATTGGTAAAAGTTGTATCGTTATAACGGAAGTTAAAGGCAGCGCACAAAATGTTATTTAGTAATACCTGACCAGCGTAAACAGGGTTTGCAAAGTCAATATTAGGGAAAACACCATCTAGGGGATCAGATAATTTAGAGGTTGTAGAACCGACTAGAGCATATACCCCATAGTTATTCATAAATAAGACTGATCTAAAGTACGGGAATATAGCGTTTTTAAGCTCTGAACCCACCGATGCGCTGACATTAGTATTGGTAAATAAAGTAAGCCCAGATGAGGTAACCCGTACATCCGAAAACACATTAATGGAGTTATCGCCAAAAATGTACAAAAAGTTGTTAGCGCTTAATAACTGAATAATGTTGCCATGCAGCGTAGAATCAGTTAAGGTTACCGATCCCGCAGAAACGCTCGTAAAGTCGCTATACGACCCCGCAGAGCTGTAATAGACTGATCGACCAGCCGCAATCCAAACACGCCCTGAGAAGCTCGCTATGCCCACATTAGGCTCAGAATTGACAATGGCTTGCAAGACAGCGCCATTACCCCCACCGCCAGACACAGTAGCCGTAACATTGGCAGCATTGGTGTAACCCGATCCTTGGTTGGTCATAATGACCTGGGTAACAACATTTCCTAAAACAATGGGTACAGCCGTAGCTCCCGCACCCCCACCGCCTGAAATGGTAACAATGGTATTGGCTGCGTTGGTGTAGCCTGATCCTTCATTAGTAACGACTAAAGACAGAGTTCCAGTTTTAAAGCTAAATAATTGGGCTACCGCATTAGCGCCCGTACCACCACCGCCACCGCTAAAGGTAACGGTTAAATTAGCAGCGTTGGTATAGCCAGTACCAGCATTAGAAACCGATACAGAGGTAACTACATTGCCTGTAGAGATGGTGGATGTAGCATTAGCCCGTTCCCCGCCCGTTTGGTTTGGAGCGCTAATGGTAACCGTTGGCGCTTCGGTA